ACGTCGATCGCGGACGCGGATGGAGTAGCCGGCAAGGGAAGGAAGCCCCCGCCCAACAGGGCGGGGGCTTTTCAGTCAGTCTTCGTAGGTCTCCGCTGGGGTGTTGTGCTCACGATCGTAGGTGATCATGTCGTAGATCGCATCATGGTAGTCTTCACTGATCTCGGCGTCGGGGTCGATGCCGGGGCCGAGGTCGAGGACGCTGGTGAGATCATAGGCGGTCATCCCGAGCTCCTGGGCGGTGGTGGCGATGGTGAACATTTTTGCCCCTTTCGTTGTTCGTGGCTACTACATTACTATGGAAGCACGGAAGTGTGAATAAATGAACACTTCGAACTGTTCATTTTGGTTTGACTAGGAGGTTTGCATGTCTGTAGGTAGGATCATCGGGCGTGTGGCGCACGTCCCTCCGCGCGGTGCTGTCATGTGGCTGTCGGCCACACCGGCGTCTAGATGGACTATGTCCGGGGGGGACACCACAGCTCTCGACCCTGTGGTGTCACGGGTATATCCCACAGGGGATGTGGGCACGGTAGAACTGACGGCTGGTGTGGTGTGGACGCTGCGGGTGACCACCGGGGTGACGTCTCGTACATACGCACCACTCCTCGTGGAGGATGGGCGCACCTATGATATCGGTGGTCTGGCATCGCAGCAGGGGTCTGAGTCGCCCACTGTCCCTGAGGCTCTCGTGCCAGGAGTACGCCGTGTGGCTATCGAGGGTGACTCGCTTGTGGTGGATGCACAGGAGGGGACTACCCGGTTCACTCTCCCGTCGGCTGCTGGTGTCCCAGGGCCTCGAGGGGAGCAGGGCCCTCCCGGACCTCAGGGAGAGCCGGGGCCTAAGGGTGACATCGGCCCGGCTGGTGAGCGCGGCTCCAAAGGTGACGCTGGTCCTGCAGGACCTCAGGGTCCTCCCGGACCAGCGGGTGGTGGCGGAGAGGGGGGACAGAAAATCTCGGGTGGCACGGTCGTGCACGGGACACGTGGAGGTGTCCGTGTCGTCGACGCAGGATCCACGCAGAGGCTCGAGGTCACTGTACCGCCACCTCTGGTGTGGCCGGGTAGGGTGCAGGAGGGTACTGAGTATGGCTTCTCGCTGGGATGGTCTGCCGGGCAAATCGCCCCTATCCTCACGGTGCCCCGTCTGCCTGGGCCCACACTGTCGCTGACCGGCCGGTTCGAGGAGGGTGTGAAAAGCGGGGCGGGGGACCACAACCCGGATGGCCGTATCACTCTTACGTCAGCCGCCGGTGCGGGGAATATTCACTTGGATCTCCGGCTTGACGAGGAGAAAGCTGCCGCGTGGCCGCAGAAGCTGGTGACCTTCCCGGGCGGCGCGTACCATAATCGCGCGCTTTCGGAGATCCTCACACCCACGGGTGGTGCGATGTATGTGGGGGCCTCGGAGAATGGCTCGAGTATCGAGGTGTGGTGCCACTCGATGGAGAATGAGAGGGGCAGGGTGATAGTCAACATCCCGGTCTTTATCGGGTGGTGACATGCGGAACCCCCGGCCTGATGGCCGGGGGTTTTTCTTACTTCATAGACTCAATCTTGTCCTGTGCGCAGTCCCAGTGCTCGCACTGCTCGACGTCGAGCAGCCCCCACCTACGGGTGAGCTTATACTCCCCATCCCAGATGGTGCCGATCTGGACGGGGTGTCCCGGGTCTACGATACCGATATAAGGATCACCCTCTGCAGGGGTGATGACACCGGGGATGGGGAACCGAGCGGTGACCTTCTGGTCGTGTCGGATTGTCATCGTGTTGCGGAAGGTATCGACGTCCACTTGGATTGCGATATCACCATACTCGGTGACCTCGATTGTGTAGCGCTCTGGGGAGCATCCGCACGGGTGCACCTCTAGTGAGAGTCCGCTGCGGATGTGCGAGACAGGGACTCGTCGTCCTGTCATGTAGGTCAGGATCTCGGCGGCTAGGTGCAGGTGGCCGAGTGGGATCTCTACTGTGGATGTGTTCATACCCGTACCTTATCGTTCGCGGCCGGGCCCCGAAAAAAAAAAACCCCCCGCGGTCCGGCGCGGGGGGCTTTTCTTGTGCCCCCTACTCCCTGTGGGTCCATGAGACCCAGAATCCCCCCACGATGCACGCCGCCCCGATTGCGGACAACATCGGGCTTCCCTGTGACACACCATACACCAGCAGAAAGCCACCGATGTATGACATCACCCAGAATAGTACGCGCGGGAGGGGCATTACTCGTCACCCTCCCCGATCATGGCACACACCGCTGGGACTCCGAGTAGGAGCACGAGCCCCCACCAGATAGCCCAGCTGCTCCCGGTCAGTGAGGCCCACACCATGAGCCCGAAACCCCATAGAGCTGACACTCCGGCCGCTACGTCGCCAGCAGTCCTCATACAAAATCCTTTCTCTGTGAGTTCTCGTAGCATACAATATAGGGCATCTACCCAAACATCAGAAAAATGGTCAGCATGGACTGCTCATTTAGCCCCTGCTACTGTAAACACTCCGTCTCCCGTCTCGAGCACAGTGCACCTCTCGATAGCGGCATCTATCTGACGCCGCCACCCTCGTCCAGCTACCGCCCGCAGCTCCTCTGCGGTGGCCCTGCCACCCATGCCGCGCAGTACCCGGGCGATTTTACTGCCAGCCTGCCGCCGTGGCGGCCCTGGGGTCGGCCCCTCTCCTGTAACCTCCGGGGCCCACACCTGCCGGCCACCGGTGTGCCAGTCCCGGTACATGCGCGGCACTGTCATGGCCCAACCACCGACGGGATCATGTTTTCCCTCGGGAGAGACCGTGATCTCCCCCGACTCTTCGTCGCGGTCGAGGTACAGCGCGCAGTCCACCCACCCGTGCAGGGCGACAGACCCGAGCATGTTGGATCCGCGGCGAGACCCTCCGGAGTTTTTCCGGCTGTGGTGCACAATGACCACGGCGCAGTCGTACGTCTGTGCCAGCTCCCTGAGGGGGCGCAGCACACGGGTCTGCAGCTCCACAGCCTTATCCAGATCCACGTCACCTACCGTAGTGGTCAGGGTGTCGATGATCACCGCACGATACCCGTAGGTCTGCACCCGCTCCGACAGCCACGCATGCCATCTAGGATCGGACAGGACGATACCGGTGTGGGCCTGAATGTCTATAGGCAGCCCGCTCCCCGGCCCCCACGCTACGGATCCGTCATCTATGCCCATCACTCCGCCCCAGTGGGAGGCCGGGGACCTGCCCTCCACGACCTGATCCAGACGATCCACCGCGGTGGCTAGCGAGTCCTCCTCCTGTAGATACAGGACAGGCCCGGGCGCAGCCACCCTGTGCCGCTCGAGCAGTGGGCTCCCTGAGGCCACCGATACGGCGAGGTCAATAGCCAGCCACGACTTGTAGCTCTTAGGCGCCCCAGAGATAAACCCACACCCGCCGCGGGTCCATATCCCATCGATCAGCCATCGTGGCCGAGGGATGTGTACGGACGCCAGGTCGGAGGCCCACAGGGGAGACCCCTCAGGAAGTGCACCCCCCTCGAGCGTTTCTGCGATGCGCTCCGCCACAGCCCGGGAGGCCTCCACAGTCAGGCGGCGGAGGTGATCCCCCCGCCCGAGGTACTTGTCGAGTGGGGACCCCATGACGATGGCAACTATCTCCAGCACGGAGCACCCGGCGTCAGCGAGATCCCGCTCTACTGACCATAGAGCCTCCGAGCGGTCCAGACCGGAGGTATCCCGCAGAGCCATCAGCTCTCGTGTCCGCAGGGACACGAGTGGCCGCACACGGGCCCACACGGCCAGCCGGTCCACCCCCCGCACAGCCTCCTCGGTGAGGGATACCATAGCGGTGTCACTGTCCCGAGTCGGTACCTCCGGCAGCCGCCGCACACACTCCCATGACAGCGCCGGGCCGTCAGACCATAGCAGCCGCCCATGCTGCGGGCTGTCCTTGGTGTGGGCGCTGCCCGGTATGCGGAGGAGCTGTGTCGCGTCCCACCCTGAGGGATCTGCCCCTATGTAGTGGGTGAGCCGGTGGCATGGACCCCCGTGCTCTGTGGCCCCCTCACGTGCGTAGGGCATCTCCCACACGCACTGATACCGCCCGGGGGATGACTCCCACGCGATGGTGGGGGTCAGGTCTCCTAGTGACCTTGGATCTACAGGGTCGAGGTCCGCCCACAGGCGTGGGACGGGTATGGCGTGCTGTGTCACACGCCTAGGCGCGGAAAAAACCCCAGGGGAAAAATATTGGTCATCTTCCCTGTGCGCATCGATGTGTGCCGCTATATCGCTTGCCTGCTCGGGCCACCGCCACGCCCGCCCCTCATGATACTCGGGGCCTGACGGTCGTGACCATGTGCCTCCTCGGATCCAGGGAGTCCAGACGTACCCCTCTGTGTCGCCCCAGATACGCCGGAGTACCTCGATGCTCACACCGACTCCGACTGGGCGATGCTATCCATGACCGCGGCTACGTCACTCACACTATGGGTGATAATAGCCCTTCCACCGGCAGCGATGATATCGTCCTGTACGGCGAGCTGCTCATCCGAAGCCACGCCGCGTGGCGTTTTCACTTCTATGGCCAAAAACATTCCGAGATAGCAGACGAGGAGATCCGGCGTCCCTGGGTCTTGATAGGGGCCTCCATGGATTTTCACCACCCAGCCTCCGCGGGAGCGGATATACTTTTTAATTTTCTGCACTATACGATATTCAGGCTGCGACATTCTATCCCCTATAGTAAGGCCGGGGCCTTTCGGCCCCGGCGAGCTTCTCACTGCCTGTCAGATCTCGTCCACGTCGAAGTCGATCTCGCCATCCGGGACAAGCGCCGGCTGGGATGGTTCGTCACACTTGAAAACACCGGCGATGACGCTTTTCTCACGTCCTTCCCACTCGTCATCCGCGAGGTCGACCATAATCTCCCTCCCGACGATGGACTCGGGGTCTACGGCGACCCTCTTCTTAGGGACATCCTTTCCAGCTGCGAGCAGCAGGGCCCGGAGCTTCCAAAGGTGCTTATCTTCCAGCAGAAGATAGTATGGGTAGACGGCTGTTGGGTGATCCACCGGTGAGATAGCGTAAACCCACATCGGGTTTCCCGCTTTGGAAGTAGCCTCATCTACTTTTGTGATGAGCGCCCTGTATGTGCCCTCCGGGAGGCGGCGCGGTGCGTAGGCAGAAGCCTCTTTGACGTTACTAAAATCAATGGTTCGACGTGACATTGCTAGCTCCTTCTGTATTTGGTGATTTAGTTGACTTTGCCCTCTTCGAGCAGCTTCTGAAGCCGCTCTACGGTAGGCTTTTTCAGGTAATCCGGGATCCCTCTATGGGGCGACCTGTACCCGGTGTCGTAGGCCTCTGTCTGACTAATCCACAGTCTGTGCTGTCTCTGGCTTACCTCCCTCCCAGTCTGCGGGTGTCTCCCTGTGACCGTAACCGAGTATACCCTGCCGATGCAGTCCACGAGGGCCGTGGCCGCAGCGCGGACCGATTTTGGCAGATCCGGTACGTATCGTGCACCGGGGATCTGGGCGTCCTCATCGAGGACATCGTCGTCGCCCATATCCGGGGCCTCCATACGGTCCTGAGCAGTATACACGATACCCACTCCCGGCAGTGCGTGGAGCGACATGAGCAGGCCTTTCATGAGCTCTCCTGCACGACCGTAGTCACGCAGCTGCACCATCCCGGGGGTGCGTGAGAGATCTGCCTCCTCACCGATCTTCATCACATACTTGAGCGCCATCGAATTGATTCTGGACAGCCCGTCCACCGCGATCCACGAGTATCCGTGCTTAGAGCCCCTGAGGTACTTCAGTGCCTCGTCGCAGTCCTGCCACCGCTCGATAGGGTAGACATCCACAGCTGATGCCCCCTCGCGGGTGCCGGATTCCGGGTCGAGCACCAGCACATTGGGGGCGGTGCAGGCGAACGTAGTTTTTCCCTGTTTACTGCGCCCATAAACCAAGTATCTGGGCATCCTAACGCTTTTTGTTCCGGCCTTGATAATCTTTGATGTCATTTTGTCTTATACCTCTCCATAGGGTCTCCCTGTGTGTATGACTGTGCCGCGACAATAGAGGAGTCACCGGTCAGGATGTAGGCGGAGGCCAGGTCTCTGTAGTATGCGGACGGCGACCAGTACGAGTCAGGGCTCATGGGAATCCTACCCTCGTCACTCCAGTCCTGCTCCCACATGGCCACAGCCATGGAGTCCACCCTCCGGAGGACATTCTCCACCCACAGGTCAGAGTACGGCGCCTCGAGTCTGCGGTACAGCTGGCTAGAGGCAGCATGGGCACCGTGCAGGCGGACCTCTCGATGGTACATAGCCATACGGTCCACCTCCTCTCGATGCCTCTGCTGCGGGACCCAGTCGGACCCGTATGCGTCACGTGCCCGCGAAAAGGTTTCTACGATTGTCGGGTAGTCGGTTTGTGGCTGCCGGGCTGCTAGGCGGCTACCATGCCCGATAATTTTGGGCGGCAGCGGGCCCGGGGACACCAAATAGCTCCACATGAAGCCGTCTACCTGGATTCCGTTTTTTTCACACAGCCACATATACATCGGCGCCTGAATATGAAGCAGCTGGTTTTCTACAGTTTTCACCCTTTTCGTTGTTTTATGGTCGACGATCAATGTGCGTCCATCCGAGGTTTTGGCTACCGCGTCGAGTTTGCCTCGGAAAATATACCCGCAGGGGAGCTTCGCCTCTAGAGGGAGCTCTGTGGACAGCACCTCAATATCGTCGTCCTGGTAGTAGTACTCGTACCCTCTGAGGGTGCGGTAGATCTCTCGGGAAAACTCGCCCCCTTGCGGCATCACAGTGCGGGACGCCCACTCTCCGTGGCGCTTCTGCCAGTCCCCTGTAAGATAGTACTGCTCGAGGCAGTCATGAATCCACAGCCCCCGCACAATGTGCTGCGCAGGCTCTTTAGGGGACAGCCCGAGCACATATTGATAGTAGACGTTGAGCGGATTCTGAGACCATGCATTAAGCAGGGACTGTGTGACGATGGGGGTTCCCGCGTCGTCTGTTGGGAGTGACTTTGTTGCTTTCTCTACCATTCTTCCATTCCTCCCCATGTGTCTCCAGAAGCTACCCCCGCCTCGAGGGGCACCCTCAAAGACACCCCGAAGTGCGTGAGCGGAAGGTGCTCCATAATATGTTTTGCTTTCTCTCCTACCTCCCGATGCCTTACGGTAGGCACCTCCAGTAGGACGCTGTCGTGCACTGTAGCCACGATGCGGGCTCCGTATTTGGGTGTGACCAAAAGTCTATTTATTAGCCCCAAAGCTAGGATCATGCAGTCCGAGGCCACACTCTGCACAGACGTGTTCACTGCTTGGCGCAGAGCAAGGGCTTTTTCGGACCCTTTTCCGTATTTGACACCGTCTAGGTACCTAACACGCCCAAAAAGTGTCTTCACAAACCCATTTTTGAGGGCCCCCTCTTTTACCATTCTGTGCCATGGCCGGAGACCGTGGTATTTTTCGAAGAATTTATCACGAGCCTCCTCTGCCTCCTCTAGGGTCACAATCACACCGTAGCTATCCCGGGAGTAGTCCATGAAAGATTTAGCCCCCATTCCGTATAGGAAACCGAAATTAACCGCTTTTGCCTTAGTCCTGTCGGATTTTTCTATATCAGCTTTTCCTGATACCGCAACAGCAGTCTCTCGGTGAATATCCCCGCCGTCCCGGTAGATCTCTATCATAGTCTCTTCTCCCGCTAGGCTGGCCGCGACACGCAGCTCGATCTGAGAATAGTCCAGCTCGATAAGTGTGCATCCGTCAGCTGCCGAGATTAGCGACTTGTATCTTTTGTCACGCGGAATCTGCTGCAAGTTAATCCCGGAAGACCCCTCTGCCCCACCACTCGACAGCCGCCCTGTGGCAGTCCCGGCGAGCCTAAAAGTGCTATGCAGCCGGCCATCACCGCGACTAGTAGCGTCGAGCCAGGGCCGGACAAAAGCGGATGCGCCCTTACGGACACCCTGCCGCCTAGCCATGGCCTGCGCCACTGGATGGTCTAGGCGCCGGAGCACCGAGGTGGCCACACTAGGATGGCCTGTGGGCGTACGCTCCAACACCGGCAGCCCTAGAGTGTCATACAGTAGGTGGCGCATCTCGCGTGGCGTGCTGGCCGGGCCGTACTCGCTGATCTCCCTGGTGAGCTCTATCTCCTCGCGTGTCAGAGTGTCCCTAAGCCTACACGCCCCCTCCCGGTCGAGCCCCACACCTGCCTCCTCTGCTCTGAGTAGAGCGGAGCTTGCCGGCATGAGCAGGTCGTCCAGCAGGGCGTGATCTACCAGCCCCTGCTGGGCGTAGTACACCCCTGCTGTGGCGGCCGTATCCATAGCCGCGTACTCGTATAGGGTCTCCCGGTGGAGAGACGCCGCGTGAGCCACATCCACAGACCAGTCGGCCACCTGTAGATACTTGGCCGCTACAATCTTCAGCACCTTCGGCCCCTCAGAGTCGATCAGGTGCTCTGCGAGCATCGTATCGTATGTCACTGCCAGGGTGCGCCCGAGCTGCGAGAGCATCCACAGCTGGTCGTATTTGCCGTTGTGGGCGACCATGACATCAGGCCAGCAGTCCCAGGCTGAAACGTCGCCTACGAGATCGCCCGGCACCACATACGACCTGACTATCTCCCCGGCCCGGCAGACGGTCAGAGACATACATAGGATGCTAGCTCCGTCTCGACGCGGGTCTAGGCCGTCGGTCTCTAGGTCCCACGCCACCATGTCTGCCCCCGCGATCAGGTGGTGGAGCTCTCGCAGCTGGTGCCTCCCGACCGCACCACTATGCACGGGATCTACATGCCTCCCGTGTAGACCGGATCGTGCGAGATACGCCCCAGTGAGACGATCTCTCCTAGAGGTTATGGGCCTGGGGAGGGCCGGGACAGGCATCACCTGTCCCAGCCACTTCCCCACCGGGTGCGCGCCAGGTCCCAGTACAGCTGCTGTGGCTGTAGCTCCCGAGGCCACTACCCTGACCCCTCCTAGACGGGGCAGGAGGTGATGCTGAGCACACGTGCGTGCGTCGGCCGCGCTGGGGGTATCCCATGTGGGGGTGGCCAGTGCGGGCACCACGACAGGTGCCTCCGGTAGCTCCCACACGTCCTGCACCCACGCGGGGTCCCGTGGGACATCGGTCACTAGCACTACTGGGGGAAGGTCCTCAGGCACTTCCACCCGAGGGCCAGCCTTCCCGTAGCGGCCCTCACAGATCGGGCAGGTCATCCTGTGTCCAGTCGTAGTGGATGGCAGGGATGATCCGGAAAAGTCGGTCGTATTCGTCGATGATCCTCCCAAGATTCCGCAGTACACCCTCCAGCTGCGGCGCGCTGGAGGCCGGGGCCGCCAACCCCCGGCTCGTGGGGGGGCGGGACACCAG